TGATCGGGATGGCCTGGAGGTTGGTGAACTCCATCTTCACGTGCCGGGCCTTGACCGGCCGGAACTTCATCAGGCCCTTCTGCAGGACGAAGTCCCCCGGGATCGGCGTCCACACCAGGTCGTCCAGGGCGACCGGCGGCCCGCCGATCAGCCCCCACGGGCACACCGAGTCGGCCCCGGCCGTGATCAGGCTGGGGTCCATGCGCAGGATCGCGCTGGCGCTCGTGTGTGCGGTGGCGTCCTGGCCGTAGCCGGGGTTCATCGCGTAGGTGGCCGGGTCGGTCCAGTACGCGTCGATGGTGTCGATGTCGGCCGCCCGGCCGAGCGCCAGGAACAGGCTCCGCAGCCGGACGGAGCCGCCCGGACCCGACAGGGGGCCGCCGAGCCGGATCACGTTCGGCGGCGCCTGGTCAACGACGTGAGTTGCCTCCTGAATCCGCGTCTCCCACGGCGTGCGCACGGTCAACGTCGACCCGTCGTAGGCAACTGCCAGGCCGATGCGCTCGTTGACTCCGAACGTGACCGGGGCAAGCTCGACCGTGCGGTCGCCCAGCCGCACCTTGACCGAGCCGGTCTCGAACCAGACGGTCAGGACACCGGTGTCCAGCACGGTGAATTGACCGCTGTCGCCGGAGGTGAACTGGGGGTAGACCACCATCCCCAGCAGGAACGGCTGACCCGGGTCGAACTGGCAGGCGCGGTTGTCCACGTCCAGGTAGGAGTCGGCCGAGTCAAACAGCACGCCCTCGCTGTCAACGACCGGCGTGTCCGTGCTTGCCCGGACAAGAGGCAAGGTCAGAGGCGTGTCCGAGGGCACGAACCGCTCCGGCACCACGGTGGCGTCGGTGTAGTACAGGTTGCAGGAAACCCCGGAAGTGACCGGGTCAACGTAGATCCGGTCGATCACTTGAGCGCTGCCGTCCGAGGTCCGCAGGTCCAGGTGCAGGTTGACCACGGCGTTCGGCACCGGCTGTGGCGCGCACCGCCACACACCGCTTGCAGGGGGCACCAAGTTGTCCGCGCGGTTGCGCCGCACCAGGTAGTCAACCTGCGAACCGAGCAGGTCGGTTGACCCGGCAACCGGCACCGTGTGCTCGGCGTCCTGCTGCGGCAGCCAGGGCAAGTCGGTCAACGACGACACCCGGTAGGACACCAGCGCGTCCTTGACTCCCAGCGAGTAGGCAACCGGCTGGCCGTCCGCGCCGCGCGGGTACCCGGGCGAAGGCAACCGGGCCATGATGATCCGGAACCGGGACGCGGTGACCGGCTGGACGTCGACCTCCTGCGCCATCCAGTGCCCGGCGCCGAAGTGCTGCGGGTGCAGCTTCAGGTCGTCCGGGACACCGGCCGGGATGACCGCCGGGACCGAGTCCATGATCGTGATCTGGACCGGGCCGCCCAGGCGCGCGTTCTGCAGCGGCTTCCACAGGCCGTCCGAGTCCCGGTACTGCACCCAGGCCCGCTGAGGGAACCGCGCCAGGGAGAACGAGACCCGGTTGACCGGCCGGGCGGTGGACAGGGAGAACTCGAACACGTCCCGCACCGGGTCACCGTTGGCACGCGGCGGACTTGACCAGAACCGCTCCGAGTTGCCCGAGGCCTGCCGCTGCGTCGACAGGCGCAGCGCGTCCTTGAGCGAGTCAAGCGGCACGCCGTCCACGGTCAACGGCGCCAGCGTGGGGATGCCGAAGTCGCCCGACGCCGACCCGGTCCCGGACACCGGCTGGGCAACCCGGCCCTTCCAGGCCGAGCCGACCGCCTTGCCCGGCACGTCCAGGCCGTTGAGCGCCGTCTGGATCGCGGTCATGTAGGCGTAGAAGACCGTCGTCCGCGCGCCGCTGTCCCGGCCGGTCCGGGTGAAGTCGGTGAAGAAGGACTGCACCAGCGCCGTGGACAGCTCCAGCGTCACGCCCATCAGGCGGGCGCCCTTGTTCGCGATGTTCGCCGGGTCGGTGGAGTTGAGTTCCGCGCTCGTGCTGGTGACCGTGAACCCGGCCTGCGTCAGCGCCGCCTTGATCCGCTCGGCGGTATCGGTGTCCACGCCGCCGACGTAGGTGACCGGGTCGGTGCCGGAGGCGCTGTGCCAGGAGATGACGTAGTCGGCGGCCGCGACCAGGTTCAAGGCCTGCGGCTCGTCGAAGTGCGTCGCCATGAGGGACAGGTCGGTGACGCCGTCCGCCAGCATGGAGTCGAAGCTGTAGAACCGGCTGGCCGACCCGGCCAGGTAGTCCGCGATCTCCGTGGTGCCCGGCTCGATGCCTCCTCCGTGGATCGCGATGTGCGCCAGGCGGGAGCCGGGCGGCGTACGGACCAGGAGGCGGTAGTCCACGCCGAGCTGCCGCGCGGCGGCCAGCGCGGCGTAGTTGGCGTACAGGTCGGCCATGGAGTCCCCTAGTCGGTGGTCAGAACGGTGCGGCGGTCACCGCTGTACGGGTTGGCGACGAGCACGCCGTCCCCGCTGGCGCGAGCAGCGTGGCTCTGCAGCGGGTCGAGCGCGCCCAGGGAGGCGCGGTAGACGGTCGAGGTGCCATCCCGCCAGACGACGGTCTGGTCATCCGTGGCGAGGTCGGCGTCCGGGACGGTGCCGGGAGTGGTGAAGTCACCGTCGGCGTCGACCGGGACGACCGCGTAGGAGCGGCAGGTGGGTACCTGCTGCCCGTACGACCACTGGTCCCCGAGCCGGGTGGTCAGCGGCGGCCGGGGCAGCACGCGCGGCGAGTTCGGGTCCACGCCCTCCTGCTCCTGGACCGGAGACAGCGGGTACGGGTTCGTGCTCGTCGGCACCTGGGCGGGCGTGACCTGCGGGACGATCTCCCAGTTCTCGCTGTCCGCGCGCACCCCGGAGATCCCACGCCCCACCAGGGCCGAGGTGCCCTGCGTGTCCACCGTGAGCAGGATGTGCGCGGGCTTGAGCCGCTCCAGGACACGCACCAGCGCCGACTCGTCGCTGGCCTGCTGCGCTCGCCCCTCCGGCGTGGTCGGGTAGTCGCGGTTGACTCGGACCAGGACCTCGGAGCGGGTCAGGGAGCCGGAGCGACCGTAGAACGGTGTGCCCTCCAGGACGCCCCAGATCTCGCCCTCGTAGTCGCTCCAGTGGCCGCCTTCCAGCCAGGCCCAGGTGTGTCCCGCCGCGCTCGCGTTCCCGGCCGCGTCGATCAGGGCCCAGGACTCGTAGACGTCGCACTCGACGCCGGTGACGGCCTCGGCCGCCGCCTTCAGGCCGGGCACCGTGCCGCCCATGGCGACGGCCCGCGCGAGCGCAGCCATCCGGTCCCGGAAGGAGGCGTCGGCGGCCTCGATCGAGTCCCACTCGGCGGCCGTAGCGGTCGCCGTCTCCATCGGGTTGAGCGGTAGAACCTCGTCGCTGCTGCGCGAGGCGTTGAAGATCGCTCCGTAGAACCGGTCGAGGTCGAAGAATCTTGCGCCGGACGTCGACAGGCTCTCCAGCTGGGAGACCAGCAGCCGCTTGCGGAGCTGGCCGACGCCGGAGTCGCCGAGCAGGGCCTGCATCAGGCGCACCAGGTGGCTGGTGGGCCGCAGGTCGTAGATCTCCTCGGGGAAGTGCTGCAGTTGCTCGGCGACGGTCGTGTCGGTCACGAGCATGCCGGTGCCGCTGGCGAGCTGCGTGGACTGCGGCACGGTCACGTCGGCCTGCAGCGGCATCAGGCCGCCCTGGATGACGTCCGTGTTGTTGAAGACGCCGTTGCCCTGGTGGAGGAGGTTGTCGTCCGCTGCCATCACAGCACCCCGAAGGAGTTCCGGGCGAGGGTCTTGAAGACCACGCCGCCGAGCACGGGCAGTTCGTCGTCGCGGAAGTAGATGTCCTTGGCCCGGCCGGTCGCCGGGTCCACGTAGGAGGAGATCGCCGCATCGGTCGGCGACCCGTTCGGGGTGATCTGCTGGATACCGACGATGGAGGCGTTGGGGTTGGCCGAGCTGTAGCCGGTGACGTCCGCGCCGTTGAGGAGGCGGCAGTTGTCCACGCCGGGTACCTGGTGGATGACCGTGAGGACGTCGCTGATCTGGACGTTCGAGTTGAAGTCCATGCGGTTCAGGTAGTCGGACAGGGCCGAGCGGATGGCGTCCTGGACGGAGTCGACCGAGCCGGTCGCGGACGCGGTGTACATCACGCCGAGCGCGAACCGGAGCCAGCGCTGCTTGGCCTGGTGCACCTTGGCGTCGATGCCGGTCAGCCGCCACCGGTCGACCGCATCCTGGATCGAGGCGGGGATCTCGTTGTAGGTGTAGTCGCCGTTGCTGCCGATCGCGATCGGCGAACCGTCGGCGGGCAGGTAGGAGCGGTGCCACTCCAAGCCGAACCGCGAGGTCGGCGTCCAGCCGTCCACCGTGTCCTCATGGACGACGGTGTAGGCGTACGTCACCCCGTTGGCCACCGTGCCCAGCGGGTTCGTCTTCGTCGCCAGGCCGTACGTCGTACCCGCGACCGACAGAGTGGACGGCACGGTCACGATCGGTCCGAACGGCAGCGGAACGAAGACGTTCGACGCATCCGGCCGGGTCTGGTCCGCGCGCAGCCACACCCCGGTGTACAGGTCCAGTGTGCTCACAGTCTGGAACTTCTTCGCCTGCTTGAAGACCAGCGACGTCTCGGCGCCCTGAGCCCGCGTGCCGCCGACGAAGATGTCGACACGGTTGGTGATGTTGTTCGCCGGGTCGTTCCGGCTCACCACCGGCAGGTACTGATACGACACCGTGAGCAGCTCACCGGCCGCCGGGAACGAGCCCGACAGTCCGGAGATGGCGGGCGGGTTCGACGGAATCCAGGTGTAGTCGTAGTCCTTGATCAGCGGCGTGCCGTCGGACTTCGTCACCTGCACCGGCGAGGAGTAGATGTAGGCGGCGTCCGTGATCTGGCAGACCGTGTTCCCGCTGACGGGGACCTGCAGGATCTCCGTCCGCGTCTTCGAGGAGCCGACGACCGATACCGCGTAGCAGTCCGGGTCGTCCAGGGCCACACCCCGGTACATCTGCTCCGTCCCGGCCAGCGACCGGAACACCGTCGACTTCCAGCGGGCCCGCAGCTCGGAGTCGGTCTCCCGGTCCATGCCACCGGTCAGGGCGGCCGTGTTGACCACCGTGTTGATGCCCTGGATCGGGGAGGTGATCTGGGTGGCCTGCCCGGCGCCCAGGTTGCCCTGCGGCCCGGCCGTCACGGCCTGGACCGGCACCGTGACCGAAGAGGTCCCCGGCATCAGGGTCGCGCCCACCACCGTGGTGACCACGATCGAGGCGTCGCTGGCGCTGGAGATCTCCGTGCCGACCGGGATGAAGACGGTCGGCGTCAGGTCACCGGTGCGCGAGAAGGTCACCGTGCCGACCGCGCGCCGGGCCGCGATCCGCGCGATGCCGAACAGCTTGCAGAAGGAGTCCAGGTCGGCGTCCGTCTTGCTGTCGATGTCGTAGGCGTACGACAGCAGGTGGTTCTCGACGTACGCGTCAGCGATCGACGCGGCGACCGCGTCCAGGATCTTCCGCGCCGGGGTGCCGATGGACGTGTCCAGCTCCGGGTCGGAGACCAGCAGCGCGTCACGCATCTGCGAGACGATGTCGTCCCTGGAAACACCCATGCGGCGCCCTCCTTCTCGTCACCCCTTGGGGGTGAGAGCCGGGCGCCGCACAGCAAAACTCAGGTGCTCACCGTACGCAGCACCCGGACCGTCCCGCCGGACTGGGTCTTCAGCGCGATGGTCACCTTGATCGTGTCGTACTGGATGTCCGTGCTGATGGACTGCACGGACTGCACCACGTCCTGGAAGCTGAACCGCGACCGGGACCCGGACAGCGCATCGGCCGCGATCTGGGCCTGCTGGCCGTCCACGTACTGCTGGACCACCCGCACCACCTCGGCGCGCACGAGCAGTTCCAGCTCCGGCGTCAAGGGCTCGCCGATGTGCGCGGCCAGCACCGAGCCGAACTCCGGGTGGTAGCTGTCGAACCCGTACGGCTCGGCCAGCGCGAGCGACAGATCCTGCCGGATGCGCGCTGCGCCGGTCACGGTCCGGTAGTTGCCGTTGTCGAGTGCCAGGTCGCCGCCTACGAGCGCCAGCTGCTTCATGGGCCACCTCCTCGCCCCTTGGAGCGGCCATACGGGTCGGGAACACGGCCATATCGGCGAAACGAGGGCCATAGATGGGGCAAGATGGGGGCCGACAACCCGCCTAGGAGTTGAAAACATGTCCAACTGGAGACACAAGCCGAAGACTGAGAAGGAACTGAATCGGCTCATGGCCTCGGTCCCGGCCATCATGAAGTGGGTCAAGACCCGCCGGGGCCTCATCATCGGCGTCGGCATCCTGAAGGGCGGCACCGGCAAGAGCACCTCGTCCTTCTACCTGGCCCTGTACTTCTCCCTCGTGCTGGGTCTCGACGTCGTGGTCGTGGACACCGACGACAACTCGCAGTCCCTGACGCGAGTGGTCGCCCAGCACAAGGCCCTCGGCCACAAGATCCCCTTCACCCTGGTCGAGCACCCCCTCAAGGGCAAGAACGTCATCACCCTGGAGAAGCGCCTGAAGGACCTCCGGGGCAAGCACGACGTGATCATCGTCGACCTCGGCGGCGGCGACAAGGAGACCTTCACCGACCTGTGCCAGGACGGCCAGCTCCTGCTCATGCCCAGCGCCCCGTCCGGCTGGGAGAGCGACCGCATCCAGGCCACCCTCCAGACGGCCAGCCGCGCGGCGCGCCTCAACCTGGAAGGCCTCGCGGTCTACAACTTCTTCGTGAAGTGCGACTTCAAGACCACGCTGGCCGAAGAGGAACGCGAGGCGGTCCTGGTCGACCTCAGCGACGTCGACCCCGACTTCATCATGCCCCCGTTCCTGCACCCCTACTTCGACATCAGCAACGCACCGCACCACATCCGCTCCTGGACGGTCATGCCCAGGAGGAAGCACCTGGAGGAGTGGGGCCTGCTGGTCCGACACGCACTCAAGGCCGTCATCGAGGAGGACGAAGCCGCGTGAGCACCACCCCGAAGAAGACCGCCGCCAAGAAGACCACCCCTCCCCCCGCGAAGTTCGGCGGGCGCGGCACCAACGCTGCCGCCGCGCGCAGGGCGGCCGCTATCGCCAACGGCACCGCCAAGGCCCGCCGCAGCGACGAAGAGGAGCCCGAGTCGCCCCTGGAGGGCCTGGAGGAGGCGGCCGAGGCCGCCGTGGCTGTGCCTGCCGAGCCCCAGGTGCCGCACCAGGT